AGTTGGTAGAGCGATGGACTGTTAATCCATGTGTCACTGGTTCGAGCCCAGTTTGGGGAGCCACATTAAATGTGAAACGAAACCTGCTTTATGCAGGTTTTTTTTCGCCTGAAGAAAAGTTATCACCTTAATATAACCATATAATACCAAACGGATTAATTTATTGGTCAGCTTAGAGCTGCATTAGCGAGCTTAAAACAAGCATAATGAGTTAAACATAGTTATACCAATTCCAATAAGTTTCTTCTCATTCAGCTGTAGCCGCGCGAAAAAAATGAGAAATGAACCCGCATATATTGAGAACCCTCCTCTTCACACGAGCTCACTTAGAATGAGAATAAACCGCCAATATTGAGAACTGTTCCTTGCTCTTTTTGCTGAATAGCTCTGCTTATATATAGGGATTAGTTTTAAAGGGTGTTCTGATGAATATTAAACCGGTATTAAATGCCGCTTTAATGGCTGCTTAATTTCGTTAAAGCTATTTTATGTCAGACTTGTTAACTTTTAATATTGTTTGATAAGTATCATTCAAATGCAGCCTCATACCTTTGAGAATCTTTCCTGTCCATCCGTCTGATGTTACATCTCCACTTAAACCTATATCTTTTGAACCTTCAGCTATTATTTTTACTTTTGTTGTTTCACCCACTTCTAAAAAGTAAACTGCTGCGATTATGTTCCAATCGTGTGCAGTCATTCCATGCTCACCAATAACAAAACCTTTAGATTTATTAGCTTTTCTCAGCGAGAAACCACTATTACCTAAACCTATTTTAGCTGCACTATATATTTGTTCTGCATTGTACCCATAAAACGTCTCAACCTGTTGATACTCAGACCAACCAGTTTTCCCTTCCTCTGATTCAAAATCAATTTTTGATACATCATCAGGTAACATACCAATTGTTGCACACGATTGTAGAAAGGGCAGTACTAAGATTAATAGTGCTTTTTTCATTAAAACTCCATTTAAATATGTATATAAAACATTATTGTAACTGAAAATTAAGACAATTCATCTAGTAAAGTCTAATTCAGGCAGGTGGCGAATTATCATCATCCGCATAAACCCGAACATCATAATTCACAGCTGTCACGCTCACTTTATCTGTACCACTGGGTTTAACGTCAGTAACTAACGCAGGTAAGCACCAACGGTTAGCTACTCCAAATTGAAAGAGTGCTGGCTCCATTCTTCCTGAACAATCGGGGGTAAAGTCTAAATCGATTGTTAGCAGTACATTATTTTCAAGGCTACTCGCGGTGCAAATATATGGCCCAGATAACGTACCATCGGGTTTTCGTAGTGATATAAAGTGTGTCCCCGCGCTCCATTCAATCGGCTCACTCAAGGATAATTCTCTACCTTTAACTCCAAGAATGCGGCCCGTTTGAGAATAACCTGGTATATCGTCTGCCAATGCGTCATAACTTAAATAACTACTATTAAGCGCATCCATTTCAGTGGTGAAATTATACTTAGTGCGGCGATAGCGCATTTCTCGACGTTTACGCATACCGAATTGCCAAGCCTTAGTTTTATTGATAATTCCAAAGGCGCGAACCTTTTTAGGCTTAATGCCTAATTCATCACCCAACAAGCAAAGTACGGTTTCAGGTTTCCACGTTAAATAACTAAAATATTCAACCTCTACGCCGTCTGGCTCGTCGGGGTCAAAGAGTTTTGTTTCACGTTTAAGTGGGGTTTTCATGTTCTCGGGCTGATACATATAATCAAAGCCAGTACGCAGCTCGTCACGAACTGGGATAATTTGACCATAATCTAAAGTAGGTTCGGCAAAACCTGCCGCTAACACTCTTTTTAAAACATTAAATAACGTGCTGTCATTATCAAAGACCGCGTTAAATTCATCATTACGCCCCTGCCACACATTATGTAAACGTGACATTTCGTCTAGCCCTATTTGCTGATCAGTATGCCCTACATCTTTTATAACATGGGCGAAAAATGGGGCAATATCTGTGGTTGCTTGGGGGGCTGTCCATATGCCATTTTCATAAACAGGTAACTGACGCGTAGCAATAACATTAAACTTATTTTCAGCGGAATTTGATAACGCATTAGTGCCGCGTATTTTAATCGCGATCGTTGTAACATCAGCATAACTGGTGGCACTGGTTAATTCAGCTTTAAGCGCTGTCCACTCAACCTTATCGTATATTCGCGTGTTATCTTCTGCGGCGGTAATGCGCTTTACTTGCACTTCGGGACGAATAGAACTGGGTAATTCTATTTTAAAGGTTTCGGCCAGTTCGTCATTGGTTGAATTGGTGAAAGAGTAAGGGATGCTTTCCCATTGCGAATTACCCTCATGGCGATACTGAATACTTAAATCGACCGTTCTACTTAAAAAAGCACCGTTATCGTCTAGTTCACCCAGCCCTTGTGGTAGTTTAAAATCAAGCCATAACGTGTTTGTCGTTTCGTTTTTAGGGCACGCAAAGAAAGGTCCATTATACTGACCGTCGCCGCTACCAGCTGTTACCTCAAGCCTTGCAGTACCTCCATAATCTGTAGTAAATGAGGCCCACGAATTATCATCTTGCCCTTGTGCATCTACTTTTATCAATGTTGCGGTTGAACCACTATTTTCGAGAATACGATAATCACCATTATTTGATGGTGTTTCCGTTATGGTGACAATTTCCCTCGCTGAAAAAGGAAACGATACTAATCTTTCGACAGGCTCACCGCTTTCATCATTAAGATAGCGATAACTCGTTATAGAATTACCGTTAAAATCCCAAGTTAAACCGCCACCCGTTGCACTACCAGCGGTAGTAACTGAGCCTTTTAATTCAATACCAGACGTGCCCGACGTGCCGCCAACCTCTGCACTGGTATAAATGTTTCTATAGGCTTCATGGCTTGTAACCAGCTCACCAGGTGCAAATATTGTGTAAAAAACATCACCCGCATAATTTGATACAGGGGTTTCACCAATAAATATTTCATCGCCGTTTATTTCATGTTCGCCAACGCCAACCGATAACATTAAGTAAATCCATTGCTCGTTATCAATAAACTCTCGGCGAGGCATGTTCAAGTGGTCGGGGAATATTTTATGTCTTCCGGCTAATTCAGGTATAACGCCCATTAATCGGGGTCTATTACCTTGTACATTGGCATCGTATATCGACGAACCATCAGGGGTGGTACTGTTATAGTTATCTGGCATTTGCTTTGCCATATAAATAGCAGCACCGACAGCAACAACAGCAATAACCGCATAAACAATAGTAATTGGGTCTTTAGCTTCTACCGTTAACGCTAACGTATCAGCACATTTTAATTGATATATCGGCCATTGCGTCTGCTCAAATGCTTGGTTGTTTAACGTAGCGCTAAATAACGGCACTGCTTGCACCACATAAGCAGGCACGTTTTCAACCAACCATTGATGTAATGTTTCCCCCTCAGAACATTCATTACTTTCAAAGAGTTGATTATCTAATTTGTTAGGAAAAACCAATATTTGCGGTTTATGCATAGTGTGCTGTTCGTCATTTTGAATTGTAAGCATAGTATTTCACTTGTAAAAATAGACGGTTAAATTGTCGGACGCTGCATTTACTCATGCCATGCTTGCTACTGGTATGAAGTATTTTTAAGCCATTGTTTTCAATAACTACGCCTACATGAATCAATGTTTCACCATTAAAGCCTGCGACGATAGCACCTGACGATGGGGCACACGGTGAAAAAGAATTTTTAACAACACGATAAGCGCGCGTCATATTAGCTTTATCATCGGCATGAATACCGCCAAAGTCTTTTAATAAAGGTAAGTTGAAATGTTGGTGCAATACATCACGCACCAACCCCCAACAATCAAGGCCAGCGGTGGCATCACGGCCACCGTCAATATAAGGAACTGTTAAGTAACTATCTGCCCAATGGGCCATTTCGTTAAAATTAACCATAATATTTAAGCCCCGGGGCAAAGGTTGGTGTGTACCGTCGAAACGGCCACGCTTTATTAACTAAATCATGAAAGCTTGCACTAATACTAACGGAAGAAAAATCAGCCTTAATTGCTGTTGCTGTCATAACAATAGGCGGTTGACCTGGTGCGCTTAAATCACTACCCGCATAAGCACGATAAATAACAGTGATTTTTTCACCACCCTCAATTGCTGCGTCAATAGCTTTAAGCACTTCACCCGTGACATTATCAATGGTGAAACTTAAATCTTGACGGCCTTTAATTGATTTTTGCGGCAATGACACACCAAACCCTGATTGTTTAAAAGTAACAATACTGGCATCTTCTAACCCTGCGGTAATATCATCAAAACCTTGCCCTAAACGAACCGAGCCTGGTATGTGCCCCTCAACATTGAAATCAGGGTTTATTAATTCTAAAGTATGGTGTATTAGGTCATTCACGGGTGCAGAAGCGTACAGGGTTTGAAGTACCTTGCTCATGTTAAAGCTCTCTATTTAATGCATCGGCATACGCCTGACCATAAACTACAATACCCGTTTGGTTGGTGTGAGCGTAATCATTAGACCACACTGAATCAGCCCGTTGAATTTTGATTGCAGGGCCGTTTGGCGGGTTTTTAGTAAAGACTAATTTCATTGGTAAGTTTTCATTAGAAATCTTCTGATTGTTACCACTAAAATCATTGCTCGCGCCCGTAGCAGCTTGATCAACAACGTAACCGCCACCGCTTTGGATATAACAATCTTTGCCGTACACATCAACACCATCAACAAAGACTTTAAAACCTTGCCAGTGGCCGACATCTTCTAACGTATAACTACTAAAGCCCGTCGAAACAATACTGGTTTCTATAGCCCCTGATATGTTGTTCTTTTGAAATTCATGCAACCAATCAGTAATTTCAACGACAAAAACGTTAGGGAACTCAGACGCTATCTGTCGGTGAATATTCTCATAGCCCCATAATTGGCGGGTATGGTAATTTGATAAGCCAGGTTGTGTAATGCCAATTTTAACCGAGGGCGAAATAGCGCGGCACTTAGTGATTAAATCACGGTATTTATCAGCGTATCCCGTTAAGTCACGTACCGATATTTCAGCACCGACCAAATCGGCCAAAGTAGCAATATTTAATATCAACTTAGCGTTTAACGGCTGCTTAAATGTGACTTTACCCGTGGTTAAATTTACCGTATCAATGACTCTAACCGCGACTTGTTTATTGTCGCCGTGGTAATTACCTATACGAATAAGATCGCCTACTACCGTAGCTGAACCAACAATATTCGGTGAAGTAATCGAATATTTACTAACTTCACTGATAAGGCCAGTATTGGCGATAACTTCATAATCATTCGAGCCGCTTTGATAAGTTACCCCGCCTAGCTCTAACGTGGGCATGGTTCGCAAGTCAGTAAGCGAAACACCCGTTAATGTTCGGCTAATCTTGCGATCAGGGTATGACCAATCATCATTGGTCGATGATTCGTTAATAATAATATCAGGCATAAAATCTTTAAATAAATGCTGATAATCATTAACTTTATCGTTATTAATCAAATGCGCAAGCGCCCAACCGCCAATACCCGCATTCATAAGGTTATGAAAACGTGTGCTTGCATGGTCAAAAATAAAATAAGGGTTGTTACCCTCGATAATTTCTATGGTTATTTTTCGGGTCGCTTTAGTGGCAAACTTATGAATAAAGTATTGGTCTTTGTCAATGCTTCTAAATTCCATACCTGATCCCGCTGAAGATGGATTGGCCGGATCGAATGAAACAGAGCCGTTACCATAAAGTGCTTCGTTTAAGCTATCGTCGCCAGTAAGTTGGCCGACGGTACTCAATGAGTGCCCTAATACTTGACCAATAGAATAATTAACCACAATTGCCGCGCCTTGCGCTGGTGCGTCTTTAAACCATATTGCGTGGGTTGGCTCGCCGTTAGCGTCTAACTGTCGGATCACAATGTAATCATATTCGGCGGGCACTACCCATACGCCAGTAGTGCTAGTTAATAACGTGCCTGATTTACTAACGCCACCAACCGTTACACTGTGCCCATATGTCATAGGGCTAGACAATGAGAATTTTACGTCACTGTTGTTACCAATAAAGCTGTCTGTTTTTCCTGCATTTAATGAGTGATTAAAGTTGTCAAAATAACCAATAACAACGCCATCGGCCTTAACTTTCATTTGGGCAAAATCTAACGTTCTAAGTGAGGTATGGCAAACCGCAACTTCGTTACCTGTTATGTCAAACTCAACAGTAGCGCCAACGCCCGTTATTTTAGTGCCTGTGCCTTTGTACTGTATAGCATTGCTAAATATTTGTTTCGATGTAAAGCCCGAGTAAACAACGCTTTCGGCGCTATCTAAAAGGGTGGCGGCAATTTTGTTTTTAACAAAAAATTCATCTACATAACCAACAAATGAGCCATCCAAGTGACCATCGCCCCAAGTAATAGACGAGCCAGAAAGCACTATGTTATGCGATTTATCACTAGTTGAACCAGAACTCAGCCCTGAAAACGCTTCTTTAACAATTTCATCAGTGAGTAAAACGCTATTTAACGCCTCAGCATTAGCGACCTTTAAATCTGATTGATGAACAGGGTTTGTTACGGGTTCATGGGACTGATAATAATGCAGATTATTAAATACAATCTCACCGGAATCACCCGCAGCGCGGCTAAAATAATCGACAATATAAGTATTTCCACCTAATGCCAACTGCTCCAATTCAGCCACCGTGTAAGCCATTACGGCGCGGTTAATTAGACCATTATCAAATAGTGTAAAACTTCCTGTAACTTTTTTACCAGTTTGAAAGCCTTGTTGATATTTCATCAATGCTATATTGCCACCTGATACAATTTTATAATCAAGTTGAACAAATAGTGGCTTAGTTAAATCTAACTCACTTACCTTGATACGCATGTCGGGGCTTGAGTTCATAAGCCAAACCAGAACCTCATCCGAGGTCGGTTTGAGTGATTGGACTTTTCCGCGAAAGCCTGAATAAGCGCTTAGTTTTTGGATGTTTGCACCGCCATTCTCTTGGCTCTTCCAGAAATCTCTCAACTGTCCGTAAAGGCAGTCAGGGGTTCTTATCTGGGTAAAGTCTTGTGATTTATCAAGCGGTACTTGTTGATTCGTGGTTAAAACATCATTACCCGAAACATTAAAAAAATCTTGGAATTCAGGGTAAATATAAACCCGACCAGGTACATTCCAGACACTAGCAATAGGTATGAAGTCTTTGCGTAAACTTGCTACGTCATAGCCTATACTAACTAAGTTTGGGATAGCAGAATTATCAACCCATTTTGGGTCTGTTAGGTCGATACCAATCGTTTGATAATTGCCAGTAAATTCAATTTCATAATTGACTGGTAAAGGAAAATAACCGCCAAATTCATCACCGACATTGCTCAGATTAATAAACCCTGGTGCAACGGTGCCAAACACCAATTTTTTATAATTGGGATCGGTTGCCTCTGTTAGTGTTGCGCGGGTAATGCTATCACCCGTTCTAAACAACTGGTATTTAAGTGGCTTTATATCTTGGGTGCGTTGAGTACTTAAATCAAAGAAATCATTGAATTCAGGATAAATATAAACCCGTTCTTCATCGTGATAATTCCAAACACTGGCAATAGGGATAAAATCTTTTCTTAGGTGTGTTTCGCTGTAACTGACCTTAATTAAACTGTCGATAGCACTATTCGCCGCCCAGTTCGGTGAGGTCAAATCAATACCGATAGTTTGATAACTTTCATCAAAGGCTATTTCGTAACTTTTAGGCAGCTGCACATACTGATTATATTTTCCATTTGTATTAGAGAAACTAATCATTGCAATAGCAGTGGAGCTAAACACTAATTTTTTGTAATTTGAATCATCGACTGGCTTTATTTTAATGCGCGCTGCATCGGGTCCTGTGCGATAAAGAAAGTGTTTACTATGCTGCGTTTCAGGTGGCGCAAAGTTGTAGTTATTTGGACTAATACTAATGTTAGCGCCATTTAACACGACAGAATTGTTCGCGAACACACTATAATCAATCAAAATAATTATTTCATCGGCCCATGTAGTATCCGTAATAGATAGCCGATTAATACCATTTAGGTTGATGGGGCTACCATCCCACTGTTTAGTGAATGCCCCCAGCAAGCTATCGCCACCACTACGGTTAAAAATAATTCGATTGCCATAGCCCCCCGTTGTTTCACTTTTGGTTAATACGCTAAGTGTATAACTGTAATTAATGTCAGGGTTAATAAACTGAATATCTAATATGCCATTGACCGCCAATTTTTCAGCGTTAGACAATGAGCGCTTAGTCGCTTTGTCAAACCAAAAACGATTTTCATTAGCACCATTACCATAGTTGAAATGCACCGATAGCGAATTAACATCATAAGGAGATTTTACCCACGCAGAGCCAGTCCAGCCATAAACGCCGTTATTACCCTCGGTGGTATCGTTGTATACTTCTGCAATGGTGTTGGTCGGTTGGCTGGTATTAGCCGTCATAGCTAATTTTGTAGCAAAACCCTTGCGGCCAATCATCATGGCTTGTAAGGCGGAAAAGTTGTCTTTTATTGCTTTTGAAATGGTGTTTTTATTCACACCGTTAATACTAACGGTTTCATTTTCACCACCTGATAGTAACGTGTCTAAATCGTCAATACTTGATTGTAGGCTAGTCACTAACTCAAAAAATGTACTCATGTATTCTTACTCCTGATAGCTGTTAACAGCTTCTTTTATGCCGTCTGTAAATTCGGTGGTTGAATTTGGTTTTAATAACGCCTCAGCGGTTTGTCGTTCGCTGAGAACAGCCCGTTGTTTAATTTCAATCTTGGCATGATATTCCCACCAAATAGCGCTAATTGGCTTGTAATCTTCTAATGGACTAGTGATAAAACGGACTTCATGTTCAACCATGCCAAGTGGGGTTAAGACCTCCATTAAAAACCAAGCAGCGCCACCTTGCAGTGCGTGAGTTATAAACCCCTCAAATGCTGCAGCATCATCATTATTGCAACGCCAACTGGCGGTCATGAATGTTGGCACTGATTTGAAACGACGACGAACACGGGCATGGCCAGAGTCCATTGTTGTACGCAGTAAATTTGATTGCTGCTTTAGTGCATGACTATTTAGCAGCGGCGCAGGTAAATTAGACGGGTACTTAATTAACATTGAATCAGCCATTTACGCCCCTGCTCGTTGTAAACCATAGGTGAGTTCCATTGCATCGCTACTGTCGCCGCCTTGGCGAATATCAGCGACAAAAATGCGGATAACATCTTCATTGTTTAAGCCTTTGCTTTGCGAAACTTGGCCAGCTTTCGACGCATCTTCAATTAAGTTAACCGTGACCTTTGAGCCACTCATGCCGCCACCTTTAAGGGCTTGTTTCAAATCTTGGTTGGTCCGGCTATCTACAACACGCTCACCTTTATCGAGTAACCAAGTGCCTTCGCGGGGGATTTCGTCTATACCATCGTGGGCCATGCCTGCCATACCTGCGGAAGCAGCAGTAATAGCACCAGCCATAGGTGCTGCCACCGCTAATGCTGCGGTCATTGCACCAGGTGCAGCTGCAGGGCCAAGAATAGGAATAGCCGAAATAGATGCAAAAGTCGCTAAACCAGCCTGCATGGCAGTGGCAGAAGCATTAGCAGACATCACCATAGCCGCTGAGGTAGCAGTGCCTTTATTAATGACTTTTTCAATGGCAAAGAGAGCGAGTTTTTTAACGCCAATTTGAACAATGCCCGAGATCACTTCTTTAATAACTGAGCGACCAATATTTTTCATGGCATCACTAAAACTCTGACCTTCCATTATGGACGTTGCGGTTGCATCACCAATACCTTGAGCAAAACGGTCAAACGAATTACCCCACATCACATCAAAGTTTTCAGTGGTACTCGCAATGTGCTCATTCATCTGTTCCCAAAAAGGCATTTGCTTTTCAGCATCAGCTTCAGCTCTATCTGCAAGCTGAGCTTTCAACATTAATTGCTCTTTTAATTGGTCATTAATGCCAATTAAACTGCCATTTTCTAGCTCATACGCTAATTGTTGAACGTTAGTTACTTCACCTGAAAGGGATAATTTTCGCTGTAGCGTATCGGAATAAGTTTGTGCTGATTGTTCAAGTTGTTCAGATTGTTGAATCGCTTGTTTGTCTGTCGCTACACTTTCTTTTTTAGCATCAATTTCTTTAGCCAGATTAACAATGACTGCCTTTTGTCCTGGTAATAAGTTTTTGTATTTACCTAGCTGAGTCTCATACTCAGCTTTGGCTAATTCTGTGGTTTTACCAAGTAAACTAAGCTGTCTTTTAAAAGCGGCTTCTTGGTCTTTGAATACGTCTAATACTTTGCCACTTTGGGTAGTGGGTGCATCAGGTTTTTGACCTTCTGAAGGTTTGGCTAGTAATGTCTCTATTTGAGATTTTAAAGTGGTAATTTTTGACAGCTTAAGTTCTAATGCTTCAATTTCAACATCACGATTCAAGACTGTTTTTTCAGATTCTTTATTTGGGTTCTTAAAGCCACGCTCTGCTTGAACCTTGTTATATTCTTCTTGGGCTTTAAGTGCTTTTAAGCGAGCTTTGTCAATTTCTGCAGCGGGATCGTTTTCAAGTTCGAATAATCTTAAGCGTAATTGTTTAGTAGTTAATTCAGTCAGTTTTTTATCCGCCAAACTGACTTTATTTGCTAAGTTTGTACTCTCTCTAGCACCATCAGCAGCGCTCATAGCAAAAGTGCCTATAGCGAAGGCCGCTAACATAGCAACACCTACCGGACCTCCTAATAATGCCATAGCACCACCACCTGCTCTAAGGGCGAAGTTTGCTTTATTCGTCGCAGCAGTCAATACCGTTTTACTGGCGATTAGGCGCTTGTCTGCAATCGAATTTTGTACACTACCCACGGCAGATGCTTTGTAAGCAATGGCTAAATTATATTCACTTTGAGACTGGGTTTTTGTTGCTTGGGTGCTGATACGTGCGGCAATTATGCTTTCAGCTGTCGCCGTTGTTTTCGCTATGATTGCTGTAGTCGCATGACCTGCGGCAATAACAAGACCAGCTTGTAAAATGGTGATGACAGCTTCAGCATGATTTTTAAGGAATGATAGCCCTGAAGCTAAACCATCAAGCGTTGGCAATAAGGCACCATTAATTGGTTGCTCTAATTCAACCGCTAATAATTGATATTCAAGTTTAATATCGCGGTATTTGGCATTAATATTATCAGCCGTTTTAGCAGCAGCACCCTCGTATTCAGTTAGGGCTTTGACCAATAACCCCCCGAACATTTCAGAGGTTACTTCACCTGAAGCAATGAGCGCTTTAAAACCAGCCCCAGTTTCTTCACCTGCAGCACGTGCCAATTTAGTCATTAGTCCTGGTAAGGGTTCAACTACCTGATTAACTTCTTGCATTTGCACAACACCTTGACCAAGTGCTTGTGCTAAACCGTAATAAACGCGCTCTAAATCAGCGGTACCAGCACCATTTTGTGCAGCCGCATTTGACAATCCTTCAAGCATCGCTCTGGCTTGGCCATCGTTAATTATTTTTTCTTGGGTCAATGTTGATAAACGGCTATAACCATCAGCTAAACCATTTAACTCTTTATGATGCTCGGCTGATAAATCAATTAACCAGCGTTCTTTCTCTGCATAATCTTCTGCATCCTCAGAAAGCCCTTGTAACCGAGTACGAATATCTTGAAATGCACCTAATTCAGTTACTAAACCTTTGCCAAGCTGAATAGCACCAAAGCCAACGGCTAAACCCGCAATAGCGTTTTTAACACTTGAGGCAACTTTATTGGTTTTAAACAATTTGGTATTGGTGTCGTCAAGGGCTGCATTAAACTGACGGGTTTGACTTGCAGTTTTTTGAGTTGATGAACCCAGATTACGCACCTTAACAGTTGCACGTTTAGTATTATGATCAAATTGATTTACTTTGTTTGCAGCGCCTTGTATATCTTTAGCAAACACATTCACAACAGCAGAGTTTTGCTTGACCTTTTTTTTCATCATCTCAATACCACGACCTACGGCTTGAGTGACTTTATTGGTTTTAGCTAAGGTGAAATTTGAAAGACCTAAACTTTTATCGAAACGCTTGGCCGTTGTTACAGCTTGTTCGGTTGAAGCACTAAACTTATCAAACGCCTGAGTATTTTCTTTAACTTCAGATTTGAATCTGCCGCTTTTAATATCAAAAACAATACCTAGTTTTAAATCAGTCATCATTTACCTTATTCAATGCTCTAGCTGCTGCTTTGCTCATAATGCGCAAGCCGTTATAGTGCGCACTGGTAAAACATCTTTCACTTAACTTTGCGTCTGACTCAATTTGAGGTAAATCAAGCCCTAAACATGCTCCGTCGGTGCGATAGCGCATCAAATCGCAAACTTGGGTAAACCACACTACGACAGGCCAATTTTGTGGGAACACACCAAAGCTTTTCACTTTGGTTAACTCGTCGATAATTTCCTTGGGTGCGCCTAAACTTTCCATTTCTTTAATTGTGCTGTTTTTTACTAAAGGTGCCGCTGCCCAGTCCTTAGCAGCGGCTTTTAGTTTTTTACTACTTCACCAATAGCGGCGTTGAGATAACCAACCATAAATGAGCGATGGACGAAGGTTTTTTTCAATAACATATCCAGATTGGCCTCGGTAAATTCAAGGGGCTTTTTATCAATGTCATCAATATGCTTCCATGCATTAATGACACGTTTTAAAATAGCTTTCTCACCCTTTACTGCTATTTCGTCATATTCATCTTCGGTTAAAATTTCGAAGTGCAGACTGACTTCGTGCTTTGATGTTTCACCACCATCAATTGGCATGTTAATAACAACAGGCCACCACACAATTGGATTATTCATTACTGTAAACATGGGAACTCTCTATAAAATTAAAGGCTGATTAAACAGCCATTAAAAGGGATTAAAGGTGGCATCCTTGCCATACAATCTGACTCCAGCGAACTACGCCTTCAACGCCCTTGATTGTGCGAATTAAGCTTTAAGTTAAAGTAAACTTAATTTCGTCATTACCTGCAGCACTTGGAATTAAAATTAAGTCCATATCTAAACTGGCCGTGCCCTCGTTATCACCGTACTTAGGTGGCTTAACTTGCACTTTCGGGCAATCAACTTTACAAATGAGACCTGCAACTTGACCATTTTGAATAGAGAGCGCACCAGTGACTGAGTTCTTAGCATCACTAAAGAAGTCTTTAACCGATAAATCAGGCGCTTCAATGCTGATTGATCCACTGGCTTTACGCTCGTTTATGTCAATGCTTTGGGTGGTAAGAGTTTCAATAAACTTAACGTCTTGGCCAACATCTAAGGATAATTTGTAAGGTTTCGCGGCGAAGCCATTAAGAGTGAAACCTGAAGTACGGCCAGCACCTGTTGGTGTTGGTTTTTGCCATGCAGTCCAATCAGGGATTACAGGAGCAACCTCGGTAGGGTCAACCCATAAGCCGATAAAGTTGAACTCTAAATAAGGGATGCCTTTTTCTAAGGTTAATTTGACATTACCTCGTGTACCTTTCATGGCATGAAGGTTTTTACCCATGTTGAAATAAATAGTGGTGCTTTCATAATTATTGGCTGCTAAATCATATTCAACCGAAGTAGCTGCAGTAATCGTTTCAGCAAAACCACAAGCACGAACTAATGGGTTCCAAGCTGGAGCTGTTCCTGGCGTACCACTGCCTTGATATTCGACTTTAAAGCTAATAAGTACGTGTTCGCCGCTAATGATAGATTCATCAGCGCCAAGATGAGGCTTAACCAAACCACGCTCTAAGGCTTCGGCTTCAAGTGGGGTTAATTCAACGTCTTTGGCTAAAATGGCATTTGTTGCACCTGGCGAAGCATCTACACCATAAATAGTTTCAATTTTTGCTAAGAGTAATTTCTCACTAAATCTCATGGTTAAGATCCTTATTTAGCCAGGGCTTTTTTAGCCGATGTTTTACTTTGAGCAGCTTTGTCTTCTTGTTGCTCAAAACCCGTGATTTCTTGATGTTTGGTTTGTTCAATCAAGGTGGTTTTGCCCGTTTCAGGGTCTTTGGTGTAACTGCCGCCTTGACGGTTATTTAGTTGCTTTACGTTAGGTAATGGCTTGTTCATTGTGTTGCCTCTTCATAATGAGTGGTAGTAAATCTCTCTAGCTGCCAAAGTGCATGTTCTGTTACACCAACCGTATCAGCAGCGGCTAGTAATAGACTTGAGTGTTCGCTTGTTGGGTTAAAGCCAAATAATGCTTTTCTTGTCTCAGCTAAAATAGGTGCTACCGCTGTTTTTGCTTTCGTGCCTTGTGGATCGTTAGTTTTACTAATGCCTATAACAACGCCGATAGTGGTCGTAACCTCTTGCAGCGCGGTGCCCATTTCACGACTGTTGTTACCAGGGCGACGACTAATTTCAATAATAAAAGCGACTGGTGATGGCTTTAACCGACCTTTCATAGAGCTACTTAAATCAATCGCCTCTTCAACTTTGTTAAAGAGCGGTTTACCGTCTAATTGAGCTGCAATTAACTTGGCAATAACACTGTTAATCATTAGCTATTCCTTAGATAAACCCTGCTGATTTACTGCGAGCAAAAACACTGCCTGCACTTTGAATGTCGGCTAAATCAGTGCTTGTAGCTTTACTGCCCGTACCATCAACACCTAAGCTAATTTCACCTTTAGAGACACTAAACAAAAACTTAATAGCCGCATCATAGCGTTTGGTTACTTGCTCACTAGCTTGTTCGTCGTAAAGGTTATAGCGAGCAACATTGCAACAAAGCGCTTTGAGTACTGGTGGTACAGTGTCCAGTGGTAATTGATAACGACCACCTAAGTAACCATCCATTTCAGCACTAGCATCCGTAATAGCTTGACCAAGTACGGTTTCATCAATAACACCTGAATTATTAAGCTGTGTTAAATCAACTAACTCGTCTTGGCCAAACCTGTCTATTAAGTCTTGTTTAGTGCAATACATGAGATTTAACCTGGTACGTGATTAATAACGTTATCTTGATACCAAACCCATGCAGCATCACGGTCAGCGCCATTTACTTTTAATTCACCAAACTCATCACAGTTTGGCTTTCTAGTTAAAGGCTCTTGGCATTGTTTGGCATGAATCGCGGCAATAATTGCATGTAGCTCTTTTGGCGCATGTGATAAATCAAGTGTCACATCATCCAAACTAGCGTTTATATGACCAATTCCGACAACATTTACACCCTCACCCACGCTATCAGTGTCCACATTCCCTTGCGACAAACTGTCCGCACTTGGCTCAATCGACTCAGTTGATTGCACCAGTAAGTTATGATCTTGTTCAATTTTCGCGAGTTGCACTTCATCAACTTCAACGGTGTTTTCACCTTTATCAAACGCAATGCCTGCGCGGCGATAGCCTGTGTGCATTGCACTAATGATGACAGCGGCGAGAAGAGATAATTTAGCCATTTCATTTTTACTCCAAAGGTAACGTTAATAAAAAGGTTAGCTTCGTCACGTCCAAACAAAGCTAACCAAAGAGAGGGAGCTATAAGTAGTCAGCTACTAATATTTCCACACGACCTTTTAACTCGTTAGAGCTGTTTCCATCTAACTCACGTTCAAGTAATCGACGTGCTGTTTTTTCTAAACTTGCAGGCACGACTAGTAACGTAGGCTTAATCGCTAACTTACGTCCGCCATCCGCAGTGAAAGCACGCATTTTTGCAATACAATCCCATAAGTTATCCGCATTTAATGTGCGTTTATTGGCAAAAGCCATTTGCCAAAAGCCATAACCTGCCTTGTCACGACAATCAACGCCATAACGGAATTGCTTGCTCATAAATACCGCTTCATCATCAGTTTTTGTCATGCTGATTAATGCTGGCTTTTTACGCTCTTGAAAAATAATCGGCTTAATGGCTTTACTGGTATCAAGTAAGAACCAAGGTTCGCCCACATAGCCACCATCAACGACTACATTGGCCACAGAAACATCAACACCTGAGCCATCGGCTTCTGGGTTTACAGGATGGTCTGTATCAAAGAAGAATTGACCGTCATAACAAGCCGTAGCAAAACCAGCACTGAGTAATGGAAAGCACTCTTCATCAGGGTGAATAGCTGCCGCACGTCCCATTTCTTTGAATATTGGCGCGTAAATACCAAGGTTGTCATCTTCAATATCGTTACGATCAACACCAACGGTTGACTCATAATCTTCATTAATGATGGTGTAACCATGAGCCTTCATTGACTGAATATTACGATCACCAATCCATTTAGCTAAGCTTGGAAACTTACCTAACCAACCATATGTATTGCTGGCTGTGGTTGATTTAATAACAGAGGCAATTTTACTAAATTGCGGTTGGGCTTCTGATTTACCCGCTTCAAAATTGGCGTTATAGCCAGTAAAAAGCGCGGTAATTAACGCAGGGGTAACGATCGCCATTATATAGTCTCCTGTTTAATTTGCGTGAGGTAGTCTTCATCACTAAGTCCAAGTTGTTCCGCGGTGTATTTTTGTTCGCTAGTTAACACAGCAATGTTTTCCCCTAGTGTTTTCTTACCTCTGGTTTGCGTAGTTTTTAAAGCAGCAATGGCAGGACGCGAATCAACCATGCTTTTCAGGGCAGCAAAGCCTTGTTGCTTACCAAAATCAGTTAAGTAACTTATTTCAGACTCAAATACCTTATCGCTATTGTCTTTTAATAATTGCTCAACTGAATTGCTATCACCTGTCGCTTTTAATGCCGCAACTTGAGTGATTGCTGCGTCGTAAGTTTCTTTAGGAACAAACTTACTTAAGTCGACTGAAGCATCAGCTGCAGTAGCTTTCGCTTTAAGTGCTGTCACCGAGGTTTGTGCGGTATTTAAATCTTTTTCAAGCTGTCCACTAAGGTCAGCTTTTGTTTGTAATGCTTTTAAGGCGACAGTACCTTGGGTAAGTTGGTCGTCAGTGATATCAGCATCACTAGCGACAGTTACCCCAAGTAATGCCAACAATTGGGTTGCTGCGTTCATAGCGGCTCCTTTTTCGTTAGTAGTTGAGTTGGTTGAAATTGCTTTAAGCGCGGTAATAGCTTTCATGCCGTCAAGCGCAGGTTCATTGGTTAAGGCAACGTGCATTAATTCAATGGGGCGACCTGTTTTAAGGTCATAAGAGAAAACAGCTGAGGTATAGCGATATTCTTTATCGCTAATATGCTTTGTAGCTGTTGGTGTCCAATCAACATCAACAGCAAATAAACCTTCACCGGGTACGTAGTCGAGTTTTTTAAACCAACCAGCTGCAGGTGCAGGTTTACCATTTTTTTCGGTGTAGAGCGTTTGATGTTCATAATCAAACATGAAGTCGTTTTTACGTTGGGCAATGTTTGCCGTTAATGAGACGAAAGCTTGCTCGTCCATCAACCATTGGCCACCGTCAACATCAACGTCACGGCCATCAGTAGGCAAGAAGTAACCATCAGGAAGAATTTGTACACGATTGCCATCACTTAAACTGGCGGTATCAATTGAACTACCAGCAAAGGTTAATACAGCAACGTTAGTTGCTGTTTGTTTGGTTAGAACGGCTAGGCCGATACCTTGGGTAAGTGACTTTTTGTTTAGGAATGTTTTCATAACGCCAGTATGGCGTTATGAAGTTATTTACTGAGATTCAGGGGGATTAATGCTATTTTGAATCTTTGTTAGATAAGTTGTTTCTAAAAAAAACTTTATTTGCTTTTGATAAAGATGACTCTTCAATTCTATTTATTATATTTTCTTCTATGCTGCTTACCAACTCCTTTTTAATAACTTCTATCTGAACTAAATCATTTAAAATTTCAGCTAACCAGCGTATTTCTACTAAAGCGGAACTTAATGGTATGTTTTTGCATTTTAACAATCCACAAACACCTGTAGAAAAAAGTTGTAGCCCCTCATTTATCCTACTGCCAAGTACGCCATGTTTAGTTCTGCCATCATAAAAAGTAAACCACTTAGTTACTGACTTTGGATTACTCATTTCAAGTATACTTTGAATACTATTGCCATCACTCATTACTTGATTTGAAAGTAGTTTTTCTAAAAAAGTTTTTTGTCGCTTTAATAATTCAAGTTCTTGATCAACTTTTATATGATCTAAACCATCTTGTTGCTGAGTTAATAATATTTTTGTTTGTTTTTCTAATTCTATTGCTTGAACCTTGTTCGCTTCTTTTGTTTCTAATAATTCAACTTTTGTAGCATCCAATGTATCTCTTGTTGCTTGTAGCTCTTGACGTTGTACTTGAATACTCCAAAACAACATAGCAATAACAATAAATTGCAACAGTGGATTCATTAAACCACCAATAAAATCACCAAAAGCTCCGAAGTCAGAGATTGTTCCTAGCGACGAAACAGGCCATGGCCAACCGAACTTTAATTGATAAACTCTAAGAGCAGTCATAATAATTATTGCAACCATTGAAGCAATGACTTTAACTCTCCATGAATATTTTTTATCTACGTCACTTTCACTACCCATTTAACACCCGTTTAAAAACTTCTCAGTTTGATTTGTTTTAATTTCTTGGGGCAATATACCAGATTTACAATTTAAGGCGAGAATATCGCTTACAGAGCTTTGAGTTAAATCATTGAATTGGCGTTAAATACCATCAATTAGGTGATCACGTAAGATATCGAGTATTTCTACTTGTTCAAAAGGTGCTATGCCTAAAAAAGGTCGTGCGGGTATGCCATCAGCTTCACGACCAAATTGATGAGTAGCGGCATATTCTAAGTTAGAGCCAAGCATTAACTGATTAGCCCCTAACTGATAATTAAGCGTATCGACTAAAGTTCCGGTTTCAGTTAGCACTCTGTCTGGCCGTTTTTTCTTTTTAAGCGTGTTCGGGCTAAGCGGCTCCCACGGCTCACCGTCTGGTGCTTGCTGGTCAACAAAGCGTTGCTGAGTAGATTCAAGTAGATATTCACCAATGTCTCTAAAAGCAGGTTCAAGATCACTGCCTTGTCGTAATAAACGATCTAATGCCTGGCTTATTTGTTTTTGACCACGAACATCAACGCTAACAAAAGAGCCTGTCATTAGTCTTTACCTGAAATTAACCGCATATCTTCTTCTGACTTGGCTAGCAAATGTAGTGATGAATAGACATCACCAAACAGTTCAGCCTCTTGACCTTTCGCTTGACGCTCTAATTGTTCAACTTGTGCTACCTTGTTTGAAAAAGTTAATTGCTCATCATTAACAATGGCAAAAGCTTTATCAAGTGACTCGTAGTTTAATGGTTTACTCTTTCGTATTCTTTCTAACATATCCATTACAGTACACCTGCCATTAACTTATCAAAATATTCTGCCACGGTATTATCCCACTGCGCTAGGGCTTCTCTATTTAACAGCCATGCGGCAAAATGTTCAGCATGCCATTCATAGCTATTAGTACTACCATAGCGACTAATACTATGGCTCAGTGATACGGGCGGCGACTTTGAACCCGCTTTAAAGTGTACTTGATGACCAAGTTCGTGCAACCAAGTAACAATGGCACCGCCATGCTCTGCACTGTCTGCATACGTTCGCACTATATGTGACAAAGACCATTCAGTTTTCCCTGCTTGTTTTTGTAATATAGCACCTTCAACCGCATTGATCAGTTCGTTAGTTTTTACCTTAGTAAACTGCGTAGTACTTTTCACTTTAACCACTACATGGCTAAATGACTTTGAAGTAAAACCATTACAACGCTTAGCATTGTTAATGGTGTAATAAGCTCTAGAATACCCGCCTACCTTTAAATAACCCATCACTTGAGGCAATAGGTTTTTACTTGCTTTATTAGCAAAGCCCATCTCTGATTGTTTTATTAATAAGGTTTTAACATCATGCTTTACTAAAAATTGATTTAACTGTTCAAACTGTGGCTTAGCGGTTTTAAAGTCTGTCAGTTTAGTATTTAAACTATGAACATCAGCGCCTTTCACCGTACTAAAAGCCGTTGGCGCAATGCGTTGTGGTGGTTCAAATGGTTTGGCTTTTTCAACACTGAGTTTTTTCTGCTGTTGTTTAACGACAATTTTTTGTGGGGCATAGTCAAAACCTGGATCAATACCTTTTGGTATTTTATGCACTTCACCTGTCGCTTTATCTGTCCACTCGGTAATCTCAGCTTTAGGTGGTAGTTTTACTTTTTTACCCTGGCGCTCAAGTTGATTGGCTGTTCGTCCCCTCACCTTGCATTTACAGCCCCAACCATTTTGCGGAAAGTGGGTTTGCCAAAAATCATGCGCTTTTGGCAATACTGTGCCATGCCAGGATAAATGCATTGGTCTTGGATGCATGCTGTCGCCGTGTTGATACTCCCAAAATTCAAAGTGCTGCAGCTGTTCAAAACGACCAGCGTTATAACTTTGCCTCATGTTGGTATCGTAAATTACTTTGGCGCGCCAGTTCGCTTCGCCTGTATGGCTCCAACCGTGCTTGGCAACAATGGTCTTAAATTCTTTTTTAAACCAACCAATGCTTTTACCTTCCGCTATGGCGCTATCAACGGCTTTGCGAAAATCGTTAAGTAAATCATCCTTTAAGGCACCTGCCACCATAAAACCTGAGTTATGGCCATCACGCCAAACATCAAGCCAACGCTCTGACGGCATGTTCAATTTGTTTTGAAAGAAGCTTATCGCCTCTTTAAAAGGTAAGGAGCCATAACGGGCAGAAGCTGGCATTAGCTCCCCTCGCCTGACTCAGTAACTGACTCTTCATTAATGTCAAAACGACCAGCCAAATCGCTTGCAACATACGCTTGCTGCATCACTTCACTGGCTTCATCTATGGATAAATCTAAATCAGCTAATGATAATTGCAACGCTTCCAAAGAGTCGGCTTGCTCCACCAGCTGCTGCACCTCGCCCGTAAAACCTTGAAGAACGGGTGACATGTCATTAGTAAGCTGTTTGGTGAAACTGTCTAATTGTTCAGGCTCTACGGATTTAGCTTTCAGCGCTGTAATTCTACGGATGGCTTTTAGTTTTGCTTGCTCACTCTTTTCAACCTGCTCTTGCCCTAACGCCCCTTTAGTTAAAATAGGTTCATTATCTTTAGGCAAAGGTATTTGTACTTTTTCTTGTGCCCAATGCAGTGGTATTTTAAAGCCAACATCTACTAAAGCGGGTAGTGAATCACTGAATGCCTTTAAGTCTTCCGCTTCAGTAATATCAAACTCAAACCGTGGGGCACGTAATTGATGGCGATAGCTTTTTCCATTTAAGTAATACATGGGGAAAACAAGATCACGCGTTAAGGTATTAGCTATTTGCTTTAAATCACTATCGCGCAGCTCCTGGCGAACTTCATTGTGAACATTACCTAAAGCATTAGTCGAGCTTTTACCATCTGCTTGACTCGTAAGCGTGCCGCCCAAAATAGCCTTAGAGATAGTTTTCTCCATTAAACCAACCATGTATTCAAAAGGTTGTTGAGTACCCTTGGCTGCTTCTTGGAAGTCTATTTCCATGCCTTTTGGAATAATACCCCCTGCATTGTGGCCAATACTCATTACGGCATTTAATAGGGTGTTTTTTTCCTCTTGGCTTGCGCCTGTTGGATATTTCCCCAAGCGAAGTGGTAGGCCGTAAATTTCTAAAAATTCGGCCAAATCACGAACACTGTAATTTTTAAATAGATAAGGCCAAGCCAATACTCGCGCCAAACCAGAACGCGCTAAGTAACCTGATTTAGTTTTATGGCTATGACTAATCCAACCAAAAGGTTGTAAGGCTTCTCCTTCAGCGCTGTTATCACGTAATCGTAGTTCGTTACGGTTTTGTCCTGGCTCTTGGGCAGGATGTGTCATAAACCAACTGGGATCTTTAAACTCTATATTTGATGGTAACCATATGCTGCCTTGCTGCTGCCAAGTGATCTCTTGATTAGAAAAGCCTTTTAAAATAGCATCAGACATATCAAAGATAACATCATCTAACATGGTCATATCTTCAAAGTGTTCTTGCAACATTTCAGCATCTTTTATTTCCGCATCACTGGCATTGCGTGGCGGTACTATTTTCCAATCAACACCTAATAATGCACGACGACGTTTTTGCAATTCAGCAAACACATGACCGTCTTTTTCTTCCATGTCTTCGGCTAGTTCACATTGGGCAATAATATTACCCTGCTCTGCACCGATTAAGATATCGGCTAGCTTTTGTGGTGTTAATGCTCGACTTGGGTGGTCACTATAATGGGTACGTAAATGACCCAGTTTTGCATCATCCGTTTGTTGATTTTTTAAATGCTTGATGCGGAACTTATTGCCATTGCTGTCGGTTTGAATAGGATGTTTAGCCATAGTTAATAGGCTCCTTGAGAATAATTCTGTTGATTGTCGCCACTATGGTCTGGGCGCATATGATCTTTTGAGGTTTTTTCGCTTTGGTGCCAGATACCTGCTTTTTGTGAAAGCTGAGTAAACTCAATGACACCACCATCCATCCAACTGGCGCGAATGGCCATAGCCAAACCTACTGCAGTATCACCATGGCGCTGGCGGCCATCAGTGCCTTTAGTGCTGCCTTTATCTATTTTGGGAATACCGCGAATGGTTTGAATTTGGTTTAAGTCATCTTGAACATCTTGGTGGCGAGGAATTTCTAAATTAAAGTCTTCAAACTCAGCTTTAAGCTTTGGCATCCATTCCATGTACCATTTATCGGTGAGCATCACTTGCTCAACCATTTCACAGCCATAACGCTCTGCTGCTACTTCGGCTAAGTAGCCACCATTACCAGTGGCATCAAAGGCTAAGCCCTGTAACCTAGGCAGTCGGTCACACATATAAAAGAGAATTTCTTTTTGAGCATCGTAAGTTAGGTTGCTCATCTCTAGTAAGAAGGGCACACGCTTGGTTAAATCTTTATTAATTTGCAAGGGACAAAAAATAGATAAATCGCCTTTACGGGCAAAATCTTCACCAAAGGCATGGTTTAAGTCTTTTTTAAGGGCTGTTAAATGGGGATTTAATGCCTCGAACCATTCTTTAATTTGCATTTGTTTATGACGAGCAGACCAGGATAAAAAATCCTTGTCTGCTGTAAAACGTAAAATTGGAATATCTGACTTCATCGCAGCATCAACAAGCACGCGCTTGATATAAACACCGCCACCTTGCTTAGGTACACAAAAGTACTCTTCTAATGCATCGTCTTCAGTCGCAGTATCACCGAGTAAACCGTCTTTCCATGCTTGCTCGTTTTCACTACTCCAAGTATCCCCTTTGATTTGACAAATACGCTGATACAATCCCTCAGCACAGGCATCATCTAAGGTAATGCGGTGTACTGAGTAACGTTTTTTACCTGCTCGGCTATCTTGAATAATGTTATTGAATAAATTGTCAGTGCCATTATGGGTTGAGATCAAACGCACCTTTGCGCCCCACATGGTTAAGGCTAATGCGGCTTTGAGTACTTCGGCTAGACGGTCGTGAAAGGCAGCTTCATCAATGGTGACATTACCCTGCATTCCACGAAGGTTTGACGGGTTAGAGCTTAACGCTTGAATTTTAAAACCACTGGCAAAATGAATGGCAAAGGTTAAGATTTCTTTACCATCTTGCCCAGCATCAATAAAGATTTCTTCTTGAATGTCCCCTGCCACTTTATCAAAAGCTTTTGCCCACATAGCAGCAGCATCAATAAACTCGCGCGCCATTTCTTTATTGGAGCCAACATAAAAATGATTAGTACCGTGTGCGCTTTTAGCTTTACTGGCACATAACACGGCATCGGCCGCCTCTGCCCAAGTCAAGCCAGTACGACGAGACTTTTCAGCAATTTTTAAGGGGGATTCATCGGCTATCCAGCGTTTTTGATAACCGAGTAATAATTCATTTTCATCAAACGCGACTAATTCAGACATTAAGCAATACCTAATATTTCACGTTTAATAGCATTAGCACCATCGGTAGTTAAACCTGCTTGAACTGCGGCATCTTCCACCAATGCCGCCGCTTCTTCAGCAAAGGCTTTGCGGATTTCTTTTTCACGTTTGGTTGATTCAGTTGCCGCTTTTTCCAACTTTTCAATACCTATAGCAAGGTCTTTGATAAACTTAGGATGCACAGGCTCATCAGAATTAGAAGCGTCTAACACACTGTCAAACGCTAAGGTTCTTACCATTTCAATAAGAATTTTACTAACATCACCGCTAGGTTTATCCCCTAATTTGGCAACCCATTGTTCTGACACTGCACGGGCTTGAGCGATACGCGAGCCAATTGCTTGCATTTTGTTTGAATAACGATTTAACCCTGATTTACTCAGTTGCTCATCTTCATCAAGCTCTGCCTCATCAATCATTTTATTGATTTTTTCAAGAATAGCCGTTTGAGTTAATCGACCATCACGAAGAAGTTGATCAAGCTTATTTTTAATGGCATCAGGCAGCTGATTAACTTTTGAAGGTTTGCCACGTGTTTTACGTTCTGCTTTCATCATCTTTCTCTGCCTCCGCATACTTTAAATAGTCACTGCGAACCTTTTGAACTTCTTTTTGAAAAGTTTTCCAAACACGCTTAATGGTTAAATCACTATTTAAGTAAATATCTAAATAGCCACCTTTTGCTTTATAAGGCTTACCTGTTTCCTTCTCTGTTTGGGGCTTAATCACTTTATTTTCTATTTCAGCAGTAACCATTGCTAAAGCTAATTTGTGAAAAACTCGCTTTTCACCTGCTGAGTATGCTTTGACTTTTTTAGACATTATCCAGCCCTTTTATTTAGCGCGTGGCTTTTTCACACCTGGGCACGTAGCAACACCTTCGGCGACATCTTGGCCACGGCCTGACAAGGTTGCCATGGTGTAAATACCATTAGTTTCTAATGACACTAGCCCTTGCTCTTTTAACCAAGCTAAATGACTTAATACCCGATCATTACTCATGGTATGGCCGTAAGCAGCACAGGCACTTTGCAGCATAGAGTCATTAGTTTGATAGCCATTCATTGCGCCAAGCGCTAATAAAATAGAAAGCCGCTGGTGTTCACTCATTACTTTATCTATCGCCATTTTATTTTCCTTAACCTTTGCCTTTAAGTTCGTTTTCTAACAACATATCGGATAAATTTTTAACCGAGATAAGCCCGGGTTCTATTCGCTTAATGTCGCCGCTGAGTTGCTCAATCCTTAACTCTAATTTATGAGTTAAATCTTTATCTGGCAGGTTCTCCACAGCTACATCTAATAAGTCGATACGCTTGTCTAAGCTCACTATGCTTTCATTAACGGCATCTTTTTTGGCAAAGGTTTTACTCATGGCCCAAACAACAAGAATAAAAACGCCATTAATAATTAAAGCGAGTAACTTCCAATACTCTAAAAACCAAGCCACCATCAGCACCGCCTCCTCTGGTTAAAATTTTTCTGCTGATGTTCATGCAAGTGCTGACAATCAACACAGCGCACTGCATCAGCGTGAGCTATTAAGCGTTTAGTGCTCAATTCAATATCACAAATTAAGCAATAACGATGGCCGTTAAACTCCTGCGGCTGCTCTGCTTGTGGTTTAGCTGCAGCTAACGCTTGTTCCAACTGCTGCTGTTCAAGCTCACAGGCGCGGTCTATTACATCAGTCATGCTCAAATGCCTCCTTTGGGTAATGAATGTGAATCTTTATTTTTACTGCCCATACTTGAGCCAAAGTAAAAGCCAGTAACACAATTACGCTCATCAAATAAAGATTTGATGGTCATGCCAAGTAAGTTGGAAACAATGGCTAAAATGGCGCTAAAATCTTTTAAGAAGAACATCGCCAGTACATTGGCAACCAGCAAAATAAAAATATAAGGCAAGTTAAACTTCATAATGCCATCTGCTATTTTATCGGCTTGCTCTGGATGTTGGTTGTGCATAGCCCTTGCATCTTTACGGTCAAGATACGGCGCCATATCAAGCGCATGCTCGTTGACCATTAAGGTTTGTTTTAATTGAGCGGCCAATTCTGGATTAGCGTTTAATGCAGCCACTGCCTTTTCAGGATCACTTTCACCTGTTTTAGCCGTAGTAAAATCAAGTACTTTGCTGGCAACACTAGAAGCGGTTGAGTCACTGCCCGATAATTTATTTTTAATCCAACCAGTGAGGCCAACGGCCTCAGCAATACCTAATGCGGCGATTATAGACATAATTAGTTTCCTTGCTTTTGTTGTGGGTGTAGCTGTCGAGCTGTTTCGGGTAGTAACTTGGCTTGACCTGCTTTGACTTTTTTAACGGCTACATCAATATCGATAACAGTGACACTGTCCCACCCTCGCCTGTGTTGGCTTGCATGCTCTGGGCGCAAGTAAACACAGCTGTAATTGACGGCTAGGTCTTGTAATTGATTAAAGACTTCAGCCCTCAGCCGTGCTTGGCGACCTTCAACGTAGCGTTTACGGGCTTTGGGGGAATTAAAGGCGCGTATCATGAGCAGCCTTTTTAGTCATTAGCCATTGGCTAGTGTTGAGCACGGTAAACACACGATTAAGCCAACCGGCTAAAAAGAGTATTTGTGAGGGATCTTTCTTAACTAATTCACTGTAGCGTTGAGCGCGACATTGGGCATATTGGGTAAGTAATGTATGGGTATGACAAGCCTTTACTGCGGCAATGGTTTGGCTACCAACAATACCGTCTTGAGCAACATCAGCCAGCGTTTGCAACGTTTTACGGGCAAAGTTACCGCCTTGATTAACGGCAGTATCAAATACCATAGTCGCTATGGCAGACGGCATTAAGTGGCATTTATTTTTAAGCCAATAATCCTGATAATAAATGTCAGCGGCTTGCTCACAAGTTAAGTTTTTTATATCGAGATGCGGATACCAGCGTTTAGAGATACCAAAATTGGTTTCTCCGCCAAGGTCATTGGGGTTATTAACATAGCCACCCTCTGCTTCAAGTACATGCTGAATAGCTTGCAAAGCGACGGGCGGTATATTTGTGCTAGCACTTAAGCTAGTTGAATTGTTTTTTATGTTCATGCCGCCAGTATGGCGGCATGGTTAACTTAGGTGAGATTCAAGGGGGTTAATGCTACATTGCTCTTGAATCCAATATTGGTAGGTATTGCCACAAAACGGTCATTAACTTATTGAGGTCTAAAGCTGATTTGGATTAGATTTAATATCGGTAACGCTTTAAATTCTTATAGGTGGTCACGGCTCCCACCACTTTTCTTTAACTTCTAGTGGCG